ATTTAGTCCTGTTACAGACCTTATCATATCTAGGTAGTGATTGTAATTTGTAATAAGCATTTGAGTTTTAGATGCCCCTGAGCTTGAAGTAAGCTGAGTGATTGGTATTCTAGCATTATTAAAATCGCCATCACTAGTAAGACTCCTTCCGATTACGCTACCCGTTTGAAAATATAGTCTAAGCGCGTCCTCGGGATTATAAGCAGCGCCGGTACCTAGATCTATCTCGTTCAATCCATCGGCATCGATGAACACACCATCAGGAACTGTTCTAGCAATTACCTGCTGTAGCTTTAAGTGAGTAATCTGAATCAAGTCAGCGAATGGAATCATTCTACGAACCAATGACTCAACTACTCCCTTGTACATACGTGGTGCACACGCGATGTAGTTTGGTAATGCGTGTTGACTTGATGACTTAGGACGTACCATGTTCTTGGACATCTCCCATCTAAGCATGATGTTGGTACCCATGACCATAACACCATCGTACCAAACGTCAATTGTTTTCTCTACTTTCTCGAATTTCTCTTCTTCCATCATCTCTACAGGCGGGTTGAAGGTATCATCCTTTTGAATCATTCGAGTACCACCATTCTTAAGGATCTTCTTCTTGTAGACAATCTTCTTAGTGGTCTTGTAGTTAAAGTATAGTAGCGTACACGTGTCTCTGTAGAACATACTGTTCTCATAGTACTGAGCTACGTTAAAGTAATTGTACCATGATTGACTGTACTGAGAGATCTCTTGTAACTGATCGTTAGTTATCGTAGGGTCAATCTTTAATATCTCTGTAATTGGAATTGTCTTAATCTCTCCCCAATAGAAACAATCTTTAAAGTATGGGTCCTCGGTGTAGCTGTATACAATATTTGCCGGGTCAACGTAGTCTAATTGAACACCTGCCCCTGCAAGGAACTGATGCTTCATTACACCAATACCAAGCACTGTAATGTCGTAGTCACATCTCTTGCGAAGATCCATGTAATGGTTCTCGTCAAGGATTGTATTGATAGCCTCTTCCTCTGCAATCTCAATTGCAGGCTTATAGTTAAGTTGCATATACAATGATAGCTCCTCATCAGTTTGTGGAAGTTGAGCCGGGTCCATCATGAACGGGTCTACACCTGTCTTCTGTTGAATCTTCTCAAGCACAGGCTTTGCAACCATCTGACCTTCAATTAGATCTTGGTACTTGCTTCTCTTAGCCTGAGACATTGCATCTTGTGCATACGCCTTTACCTTAAACAAACGATCGGACATACCGTTTACAACGATATCTACAAACTTAGGTAGCACAGGTACGGGAGTCCAATCTAAATTAAGATAAGACAAGTCACCGTCAATAGCTAGCTCGTTCTTGTACTTTGCAACTGACTGCTCTCCTCGTGCGTATAGCCTTAGTCTATGGTAGTCTCTCCACTGACCGTAGTATCTACATTGTTGATTTCCGTCTTTGCGGAACCATTCCCACTGTATGGAATTTCCTATTTGCAATCCAAATTCAAATGTTTCTTTGACTGAATCCGGGACAAATTGACTAGGAAAAGCAGTTTGAGATATGTTTATTTCTATTTCTTTCATTTTATATATGCTTCCAAGTTATTCTTTTAATAATACAAGCTATACTACTTTTTGCAATATCAAATTGCTTAGCTAATTTTCTTTGACTCATCCCTTCATTACTTAATCTTCTAATATCTAATACATCTTCAGTTTTTAGTTTAGAAGAAAAATTATCTTCACCTCTTTTTGCTGAAGATATCATTTTTTGTTTTGTCTCTTCAGATACGTTTTTACCATACATATGGTTATTTTCACCTAATGCTTTTTGTGACATTTTAAGTTTAGTCTCTTCAGAATGTTTTTTACCTTTATGAAACTCAGATATTATTTTCCTATGACACTCTGATATTACCTTATTCTTATTGGGTTCCCCCATTTTTCTTCTAGCTTCTTCAGTATGCTTTAGACCTAAAACACCATCTCCACCTTTTGTTATATTACAAAGAGTACCTTTATCTTCCGTTCTTTTATAGATATCTATAAATTCTATTTCTTTTTCTTTTGCATAGTCATAACTGATATCATCAATAAGTATTTCAACTCTATAATCAGTTTTATCTACAATGGACAGCCAATGATTATTTCTATGGGTTTTAGAGTTAGCTCTTTGATATTTATCATCGCTACCTATACCAATATAGAATGGCTCATTTTTATCAAGTCGTATGTGTCTGTATAAATATGCCATTATTGAATCAATTCACTGTTGTGTCCCTTATTACTATATCTTGCAAATTTAATGCTTATTTTTGATTCTTTTTTCTCCGGCACATATAAGTGCTTCTGATTGGCCATAATAGCCAACCCTGAACTAATCGAGGCATCAAACTTAGTACGGTCATCGTAGTTAAATTTTGCCCAATCGTTTAGCGTCTTGTTAAATGGCATACTACCAATCTGATCTGAATCTCTGTACTCTCCTGTAGAATCGTAACCAACGTACTTCTCTATGTATCCCTCAATAGCTGACGCGTGAGACTGTCTAACGTCCTCAGATGAGTTAGGTATACCACCAAGCTCTTTCTCTGTCCTAGAGAGCTTAGATGAGTGCTTGTCGGGTCTGCTTAAACAAAATCCTCTGTAGCCTCTATTCTTAAAGTGATATAATAGCCTTGGCTTATTGTTCTCAATTAAGATTGGCATACCATAGAACACACACGCCATCAGTACCTCCTCAAAGAATATCTCTGCGGTCTGTGGCCTAGCTATGTACTCCAAGAAGAACTCATTTGTTGGAGCATCGTCCATGTGGAACTTAGTCAGTCCATGTAACGCACCGTTTGATCCACGCCCATCTACTACAGCTGAGATATCGTAGGAGTCACATCCAAATGACCCTAGGTGCTCGTTAGCAGGGTACCTTATCCCACTCCTATCGGTTACTCTGTTCTGTAACCTTTGAGCAGGCAGCCAACTAACTAAGAACCTACCCTTAGGGTCAGGTGTCCATACAACCTTTGTATCCCTAATACCATCTCTCCAATGAAACGAGCCTCGTGTCAAGTAATGCTGTTCAATTAATGTATCGTTGTAGTCTACCTGTTGGTATATCTTTGTCAAGTTAAATAGTGATGACTTACTCTCATCCCTAAAAGCGTGTGACTCTGTGCGCGGGAACTGACGGTAAAACTCATTAAGTGCATCCGGATCGTTCTTTAACGAGTCAACCTCTGCCTCCCAATAGTCAATAGCACCGTTAGTTATCCACTGATTGTCTACACCCTTTATCTTATCTAGTGGTCTGCGTAATACAGGCATACCGTACCTGTCAATGAACCCCTCCATGTTCCACTCCATAGGAATGAACAATGCGTATAGTCCTGACTTGGTCTGACCATTGGCATTACGTGTAGTCACGCGAGAGTCCTCGTAAAGTTTCTTGTAGTTGTCTCCACCCTTGCTTAACGCATTTGATGTAGACCCCATCATACACTTACCAATAATCTTTGAACCCAAACGTAGACACGTCTTAGTTACACGCCAATTGTTTAGGATGTTATTCGGCTTTACCCATTTAGCACTATTCATACTAATAGTAAAGTCGCCAAGTATTAATTTTCTTTCATCATCATTTTCTCCATCTACCTGTATACCTACGTATTCGCCTTTATCAAAATATTCTACAGACACTTTATTTCTTCTACCTCTGCTAATAGGTTTATATCCTTCAAATGATTTCTTTTCAGTAATCAAAGGTATTCTTGATAATTCTCCTGAAATACTTATTCTATATGACTTAGTATTAAAATTTGTATTTTGTTCTTGAACGTTACTACAACTTAATCCACAAGATAATGCTAAAAATCTAATCTGCTCAATAAGATTTTTTCTACTCATGCCTATAGATATGATGTTTTTTTTCTTATCTGAATAACCATCAGATTCTATTAAACCCGCTAATAACTGAAGTCTTGTTTCAATAGATGACTGCATATACTGCATTGGTATATGCTTGTTGTTATATACATTTAATTTTCTTAGTTCAGAATTAATTCCTTCAAATCTAAACTCAATAATTTTATCTGAAGTACTTTTTATTAATTTAAATGGAATATTATAAATATCTGCAAACCTTCCTAAATATTGTAATATCTCAGGTTCTTCATATTTATTAACTAATATTGTTAATGAACTTTGTCTTCCATCACCAAGCCATAGGCCTAATAAATAAGGAGGTATACCATCAAACTTATCTGATGATTCAATTCCTTTTGAAGTAATTCTTGTTAAATGTTTTTTTCTGAATTTAGAACTATTAATATACTCTTTAGGATTCATTATAACCTCACCTTTATTGTACTCATTAAATACAAGTCTATGGTTTTTAGTAACTATATAATCTTCTCCATAAGGCTGTTTAACTATATACCTATCAGCTATTCCATTTGTTTTTTTCATAACTGTTTTCACAATTCCTCCCTCAACAATTACCTTATCTCCAATATTAATATCTTTTATCTCTCTAAAAGTAAAGTCACTCATTAATATTTTTGTATTTGGAGCATAACATTCGTCATGTGCCAAGAACAATAGTTTCTCACCATCGTATGAGTTCTCTTCTGTATTCTTCCAATCTATTGTTGTATCCAATCCTTGAATCTCGTTGTCATCAAGCTCGTGCATATTCTTCTTTGTAATCTTTGATGCCGGGATACGGTACGCAAGCTCTGTCTTAGGCTTGTCCATACCGTCCATGATTGGCTTGAAAAAGAAAGGAAGTCTGCTATTGATTGGAACTACCTTATCTGTAAACATCTTCTTAGCATCCGATCCTGTCTTGGATAGGATACCAACCCTTGCATCTTTTGCAAGTGTTCCTATGTTGACACACTCAGATGATGACATATAGGAGAACCCGGAACGTCTAATCTTTAAGTAGACCATCCCAAAGCTTCTGTTGTCTGCTCTACAGGCCTCCCAATATATAAAGAATATTCTATTTGCCTCTCGGTAATCGGGGTACCCAACATCAATACTAGACCATTGAAGGTACATATAGTGCGATCCTGTAATGTATGTTGGGACTCCTTTATTCATGAACCAACAACCTTGGTCCCTGTAATCAAACTCTCTCTCAATGTAGTCTACCCACCTGTTCTTAAACTCAGACGGCATATCATTCCAATGGAATATAGACTGTATCCTGCTTAGTTCCTTTGGTAGGTCTGTTCTCTCCCAATACTGATCGGGTGATGTCGTTCCTCTCTTAATGCACTCCTTTGGTGCAATTGGCAAACCAATGTTTAGTCCTGAGATATTTATAACCTGTCCAACCTGTCCTGTCTTAGATATGACAACCATGTCGTAGTCAGAGTTATACCCGTATACCCAAGTCCTACCGCCATTCTTGCGACTCATTACCTTGGAGGGAACGTGGTTCTCTACAACTCGGTATAGTCTATTTTCCTGCTCTACGTTCTGCAAACCCTTGTTTTGTATCTGTCTTTGAAGGACCATGCTCCATGATCTCAATGTTCTCTCTCTCCATCTCGATACGGCTAAGTATCTCGAATGCATCGAATATAGCTAATTTTTTTGTAGCAGCAGCGTTCTTTAATCTATCCGCGGCCAAATCGTCCTCAGAGTCAAGCTTAATAATCTGCTCCTTGGCTACCTTAATGAGTTGCTCAACAGCAAACTCACCTGCCTCGATGATCCTAAGCTTTATATCTTTTGTATTGCTCATAAGATAATTGTTATTTGATGGTCAAACATCCTGTACAGCTTCTCTCCATCCACAGTAAACTCGTACTCGCTATCCGGTTTAAAGCATACGTAGTCACCCGGCTTTACGCCTTGACTAATTAAGTAATCGTTTGGGTATACCATCTCCCCCATAAGTGGCTCCTCTGTAAATGGCTTCTTGATGTATGTCTCAATCGCGGGGATTGGACGAACAAAGCAGTACCTGTCGTAGGCCATCCATGTGTCGTTGTGCTTGTACATATAGAACTGCTCGGCATCTACAAAGAATATGTCATCACGAAAGAAGCTCTTGCTACTTTTCTGACGACCCTTCATGTCGTTATAGAACTTGAATACGTTGTGGTGGACGAGTAGGGTATCACCGATTGTGATAGGACCTTTATAGCCTAAGGGAGTCTCAACAACTTCAGCAAAACGATTGGAGAACTTATGGTCCTCCTCTGATGTACTAATGATAAGCTCTAATCCACCTATCTCTTTAGTATTGTCGTATCTTTTCCCCTTTATTGGCTTAGCAATAAAGTAGAATGGAGATTTCATTAAAAATTTATATTATATTCAATTGCAACGGGAATGGTATCGTTGAACTCTTTCCAAAGTACCACTTCCTCCTTTTCATTAATAATAAAGATCTTGATAGAATTAGTCGTAGCATCACGCTTGATTAAATGAATCTCATTTGAATCACCGCATACACGCTGCCCTACAAGGTAGTGCATTGCACCACCCTTATAGTCAGGACCAATTGATATCTTTCTAATTTCCATTAGGAAACTTTATTTACTGTTAAGATTACTGATGGAGTCTCAGGATGAAGTGCTGTTGCACCTGCATACGCCATATCAATAGCAGTTGATGTAGTTGCCCACATTAACTGTGCTTCTGCTCCTGCATCCATCTGAATAAAGAAGTTCCAAGCAGCTACTAATAAGCCTGCGTTAGCTTGAACTGATACAGATGTATTTGTGTAAACAACATTTACTCCGTTCTTTCTCAACCAAAAATCAACCGTCTCAGAAGATCCACCACTACCACGTCTTAATTGAGCTGAGAATGCAATGTTATATACACCTGCATTTGCTGTCTTAATAATAGTCTTATTACTAAATGCATCTAAAATTACAGACACACCATTTGTAGCACTACCAAAAACCCCGTTTAATTTAACAGGATATGCAGTATTTATAGCTGCAGCAGTCTGATTAGTTGTATCAAAGAAACTTCCGTAGTATAAAGAAGTTGCATACGTATTACTATCTACCGAACCATCAGCCTTTAAGAACTGAGATGATGTACCACCTAACTTAATAAATGAACTAGCTGTAATACTATTTGAACCTAAATCAACATCATCAATTGCTCCCGTGTAGGGAACAAATAATCCTGATGAAGCTCCAAGTTGAAATAGAGAGCTAATTGTAAAGTTCTTGGTTACATCCATGTCATTAACGTCTGTACCAATTAACTTATCTCCAAGCTGTGGATTTGATAATACTGTGTATGAACTAATTTTCATGTTTAATCGTTTTTCTCTGTTACTTCTCCTGTCTTAATGTTGATGACAGAGTTTTCACCGTACTTAACGATCAAGAGCTTTTCATTCTCTGCGAACGCCATCTTCAAGTGTTCAATTCTCTGTAACAACGCATACTTCTCTAGCTCAAGGTCTCCTAAAGAGATCTTAGCCTTAGTGAAGTCTGAATTCATTTGTTGGATCATGTCCAATTCTTCCTGTGATAACTTCTTAACGTCTGCCACAGTGTTGTGTTTTCCTTTTACTACTTTCATTTTATTTTATTTAATTTCTACAAAGATACAATTTATTAGATAATGATTTTTATTTAAAGAAGTATTCGTTAATACTCTTTTGATCTACGCCATAATTAAAGTGTACGAACCCACTCTTCCCTAGTTGGAAGTTAGTAGCAACCCAATTGCTTGATGGACTAAACGCAGGGTAGTTGTAGTACTTGAATACGTCAGAGCTTGACGAATCGAATAGGTACAAGTGACTGTCACCCTTCTCAAAGATTATCTCGTATCCCTTGTTAAGTAAGTCCTTTGTATTTAGGTATCCTATAATCTTGTTGATCTGACCGTTGTCAATCTTCGGTCTAAAACCGAACTTTAAGTTGTGCGTGTCCTTACCGTGTGTTGTAACAAAGCAGTACTTGCCAACTATCTCATGGTCTATAAATAGCGTCTGATTGGTTACCGTTACGTTCTTTAGGTCTCTCTCGATGTACTTTTTAAAGAACTGATTGACGAAGTATGAGAAGTCACCGCTGTGGTTATCGTTGCATATATTACGCACGTATATCTTATCGTAGAATGGTGCTAGGTACGTTATTAGCATTGACTTAAACGTGAACCCTACATCAAACGCTTTTTGATTGCTCATGTTCTGAGGTAGTGAGTGACCACCGCGTGTAGTCTGACCGTT